TGTTTTATCTGACAGCCTCGCAATGAGATAACTGGATGACGAAAGAAACGGACAACCGTTGGTGTAGTGAAACTTTAATGAGAGGACTGAATAATGGCTAATACAATAGATCAAGCCTTTATTAAACAGTTCGAGACTGAAGTTCATCTTGCTTATCAGCGTATGGGGTCTAAACTCCGTGGCACTGTTCGCACTGCTGGTAATGTTCGTGGAAATGTTGTTCGGTTCCAAAAAATTGGCACTGGTTCAGCAAATACAAAGTCTCGAAATGGTAATGTAACTCCGATGGAACTTGCACATACTAATGTGGAAGCAACAATGGCAGATTTTTATGCTCCTGAGTATATTGATAAGCTAGACGAGTTAAAGACAAACATTGATGAGCGTCAAGCTGTAGCACAATCTGCTGCTGCTGCTTTGGGTCGTAAGACTGATGAAATCATCTATACAGCAATGGATGCTGGTGCTAACTCAACTCAAATACATGATACAAACAGTGCTGTTGAAAAAGCAGACCTGCTTGCATTATTTGAAACAATGGGTTCTGCAAACATTCCTGAAGATGGACAGCGTTATCTTGCTATGCATCCAAAGGGATATGCAGACTTGTTTTTAATTACTGAGTTTGCTTCTAGTGACTTTGTTGGAGAGCAAAACCTACCTTTTGCTGGTGGCATGACAATGAAAGAATTTTTAGGATTTAAGATTTTTTCAACATCAGCAATTACAGCCGGTAAGAACATGGGTTATCATTCAAGTGCTGTTGGACTTGGAATTAATTCTGATGTCTCAACAGAGATAAACTATGTGCCTGAAAAAGCTGCTCATCTTGCAACCTCTATGATGTCAATGGGTTCTGTTGTAATTGACGACAACGGTATCTATGAAGTCTTAGACAACAACTAGGAGGACTGAGATATGGCTTATGCAGCAAGTGGTCTTACCAGAATTGGTGGTGCTTCTAATGGCGATCTATGGTTTTATTCAACCACAGATGCGATTGCCACTGTAAATACAGCAGGTTACTTTAATGATGCTGCGAACATGCTTGCAATTCGTGACGTTATTATTGTAGCTGATACAAACACACCAACAACAAGTTTTGTTAGTGTGCTTTCAAATACTGGTTCTGTTGTGGATGTATCGGATGGTACAGCTATAGCTGAAACAGATTCAGACTAAAGGAGTTTGGGAGAGGTCAAGGCATTAACTTACCTCTCCCATAACATCATATGCCATCAGTAGCTAATTCAGATATTGATATTGCATCTAGGGGACTGATTCTTATAGGAGCAGAACCTATTACGTCCTTTACGGCTACTAGCACAGAAGCAACTGTTGCTAATGCAATATATGAAGATGTCCTTAGAACAACAATGTGTTCTAGTCGTTGGCGTTTTTCTACTAATCAGGCTGAATTAAATCAACTTACTAACACTCCTACAGGTAGATATGATATAGCACATCAACTACCATCAGATTTACTTATGTTACATGCTGTAACAGTAAGTGATAAGATTATTGAATATAATATTTATGGCGATAAAGTATTTAGTAATTCTACATCTTCTGATGCGTTAATAGCTGATTATACATTTAGGGCATTAGAAACTGATTTTCCGTCTTATTTTACATTAGCATTAGAGTTTTCTCTAGGCGCAGCATTTGCTTTGTCTATTGCAAGAGATGAATCATTAGCAAGCATATTAGAAACAAAAGCTGCTAATCTTTTACAACAAGCTAAAACACTAGATAGTCAACAACAAACAACACGTAAATTGGTAACATCGAGGTTTATTACTGAAAGGCGAAGTTAATGGCGAGATTAAGAGTACCGCTTAATAACTTTACCTATGGGGAAATTAGCCCCTCGTTGGCTAGTCGTATAGATTCGTCAGTTTATAATCAGGCTGGGCAATCAGTTAAAAATGTATTTATTCGTGCTGAAGGTGGCGTAATAAATCGTCCGGGAACTAAACGCCTTTATAATTTTTCACAAACATATGATCAGCCAGAAGCAAAAATTACTATAAGTGATTATGCCAATATAGCTGTAGGCACAAAATTAACATTTACATTAGATGATGGCACTGTAAAAACATTAGAGTTTGAAACCTCAGGCAGTGCAAGCCCAAGTGCAACATCTGGCAATACGCATTTTGTTCGCGCACATCAAGATAATACTACTACTGCTAATAACATTGTTACTGCGCTTGGTGCTATTAGTGGTTTAAGTAATATAACTGTAAGTCATGGTTTTTCTGCCTCTACTATTCTTTTAGATAGATCTGGTGGAAGAGTTGATAATTTAACAACAACAACAACAGATTCAGTAAGAGTATCTTTTACAAATTTTACAGTTGGTGGAACTACTGAAAATGCAGCTAGTTTTGGCACTAAGCAACAAATACGTCTTGAGCCATTTATTTTCTCTAGTGATGAAAAGTATTTAGTAGCTTTTAGTTCTGGTAAAATTGAAGTTTTTAGAATTAACGCTGATGGCACATATAACACTTTAGTATCAACTATAACAACATATGATTCAGCCATTCAGGGTTCGGGAACTACTATACCAATTGATGTATCAAATCTTTCTGAGTTTACATACACCCAAAGTGGTGACTTCATGTTTATTGCTCATAATGATTTTATGCCATTAGAGCTTGTACGTACTGGTTTAACTACATTTGAAGTAAGAGAATTTGCATTCGATACATCTGTTGATACTAATAAATCATTACAACCTTATTATAATTTTCATCCATCTGGAATGACAATTACGCCTAGTGCTACTAGCGGTAACAATATAACTCTTACTACTAGCGCAGCTTATTTTGTTACTGGCAATGCATTTCAGGGCAGTAGCATTTTAGTTCATAATACACAATGTACTATAGTTTCTATTACAAGCACTACGGTAGCTGTAGTTAATGTTCAAGGCACTATAGAAATAGATCTTGATTTTGATTCTTTAAATACAACAGAAGGTTCTGATAAAGTCAGAGTTGTTATGCAAGATCATGGTTTATTAGTTTCTACTAATATAACAATTTCTAATGCTGGTGCGCTTGGAGGTATTAGTAATTCAAATATAAATGGTACTAGAACTGTAAGTAAGATTATTGATGCAAATACGTTTGAATATACTGCTGGTGGTTCTGCAACCAGCACAGCTACAGGTGGCGGTCATCCTGTAATTAGTAGCACTGCTGCTACCACAGATTGGTTTGAGCAATCTTATAGTAACTATAGAGGATACCCTGCTGCTGTAACATTTCATGAGAATAGATTATGGTTTGGCGGTACACCATCACAGCCAAGTCATTTATGGGCATCTGCTAGTGGTGAGTTTTTTAACTTTGATGTTGGTGATGGGCAAGACTTTGATGCTCTTGATCTTGAAGTTGCTGTTGGTGTAACAAACTTTATAAGGCATTTAGTTTCCAATAGAGATTTGCAAGTATTTGCTAATCAAGGTGAATTTTTTATACCATCATTTCAGGATTCACCTGTAACACCATCAAATGCCAAAGTTTCAGAACAAACTCCTATTGGCTCTAGTTTTGTAAGACCACTATCTCTTGATGGTGCAACATTGTTTGTACAGGCTACTGGCTCTGCTGTTAGAGAATATATATTTGATGATACCGAAGGTGCTTATGTAACTAATATGGCATCTATACTTTCATCGCATTTAATTTCAAATCCAATACAAGTAACATCTGTTAAAGGGTCACTAAATCGTCCCGGGTCATATGCATTTTTTATTATGGATAATGGAGAAATAGGTACATTTTATAGTATTAGAGCAGAAAAACGTGCTGGTTGGACAAGGTGGGATACACAAGGTGCATTTCATTCTATATGCGCTGTTGATGAATCTTTGTTTTGTATTGTGTCAAGAGATGATGGTTCTGGAACTGGCAAAATGTTTCTTGAACAATTTGATAAAAATTTGAATATGGATTTTAGTAATAACTTTACTGGTACTGCTGGTGTATTTTCAACAAGCAGTCACTTTTCAAACAATGCTGTTGTAGATGTAGTAGATGGCACAGAGTATCTTGGTGAGTTCACTGTTGGCAGTAATCAGATCGATACAAGCCTTATAAAGGAATCTACTGAAGTTCAAATTGGTTATAAGTTTGTTCCTGAACTAAAAACAATGTCTCTTGATGCACAGGCTCCGGGTGGGCCGTTAACAGGTAGACCAAGAAAAATTACCAATGTTATTTTAGATTTGAATGAAACGTTAAGTATATCTGTTAATGGAACAAATATGATTATTCGCAGTGTGGTATTTGATCCTTCTACTGCAAGAGAGGCATTTACAGGTAAAAAAGAGTTTAGATCATTAGGCTACAGTAAAGATCCAACTGTAACTATATCTCAAATTGCACCATTAGATATGCAGCTAAATGGTATGGTTGTTGAAGTAGCGTTTTAACAGGAGAAAAATATGCCACTTGAATGGTTAGCATATGCAGCAATAGCAGTAGGTACAGCAACAGAAATTGCTGGATATGATCAAGCTGCAAGAGCAGAACAAATCAAACAACAGGAAATAGCAAGACAGTCACGTGATAATAAACTTGCTATACAATTACAGGCTGAACGTGATGCTACTGCAAGATCTAAAGCATATTCAGATTTTTTAAAATCTTCATCTGCG